CTTATCCTTAAGGCCGTGTAGCATAGTACCGTTCCCAAGGGAAACATAAGCAATGTCGCACAAAGCGTCCAGAACTTCCACAATGTCGCCCCTTTCGCAAGCTTCTCTATATTCTTCGAGTTCTTCGAGTATAAAGTCGTATACGAATTGCCACTCTTTTTTATCTGGAATAATTGGTTCATAGTTATTTGGTTTACCAAAAGTTGTGTTAAACGTTTCTACTTCAGAAACAAAAGGAACGTAATCGTTAACCCATACAGGCAACTCTTCTTCTTTAAATAATTTTAATTGTTTACCCATTTTATTTTAATTTATTTTGAAACTTCATAAAAGAACCTTCTTTATCGTTAGTTAATCCTCCTACTGTGTTTATCTTACTATCTTCTTCCGACCAAGGACCTGGTTTATCTAAGTGTTCTAAAAACTCTTGTACATCATCAGCTCTCATATAATCATCTTCATATCTTTCAATATCATCTTCTCCAAAGTAAGTACCAGTTTGTACTTCTATAAATTGACATACTTCATCTAATTTATTACATGCTCTATGTTTTGCTCCTTTCGGAATAAAAATAGACTCTCCTTCACATATTATTTTATGTTCATCATTTAAAACTACCAGTAGAGTTCCTTTAACTACAGTCCAATGCTCTTGTCTTTTCTTATGAGACTGGTATGATAATCTTTGACGAGGCTCTACTGTAATTAGTTTAACTTTAGTTTCAACAGAGTCTAGTAAGACTTCATATCTGCCCCATGGCTTTATTTCTATCTCTAATGACTGCATTTTTCTGCTAATTCTATATTCTTATAAAACTCTGCTTTTGCAGAGTCTTCATTTAAGAAAGCTCCAGTTAATTTAGCTGTTTGCATTGAAGCGCCTCCATGTTTAACCCCTCTACACGATACACATGCATGAGTTGCATTAACCTGTACTGCTACTCCTAAATTACCTTCACATATTTTATCTACTGCATTATGAATAGCTACAGTTAATTGTTCCTGTATAGCTCCTCTTCTACCAAATTGTTCTACTATTCTATTTAATTTAGATAGTCCTACTACTTTACCATCTTGAGAAGCAATATAAGCTATACTCACTGTACCTCTAATAGCTTGGTGATGGTGAGAACACATAGACGTAACTGGTATATTACTCTCTTGTACTATACCGTCATAACCGTCTGATGGAAATGCTGTGATACGATCTAAAGGGCTATATCTACCAGCCCATAGATCATTAACATATGCTTTAGCAACTCTAAATGGAGTATCTGCAGAATTAGGATCATCTGTATAGTCACAACCTAAGGCAGTTAAAAAATCTGCATAAGCTTTAGCTGCTGCTTCTATAATAACTTTTTTCTCATCTTCAGTTAACCTGGCTTCAGGTCCTTCTGCTTTTTGTTTCTCTGCTAATTGACTTGAAATACCGTTAGCAAATCCAGCTTTTACTAATTCTGTTCCTTCTATAAACTTTTTAGGCATAATTTATTTTTGTTTTTATTGTGGTTCTACGACACATATTATATAATATAAGTAATTTATTTTAATTATCCAAATAATCTTGGATAGTTTTTGCAGTTTCTTTTTCCCACGGGTATACTATCCAACCGTAATCTTCATCTATTTCTTTTACATAAAAATCAGGTTTAATTTTTGAAATAGTTTTATAGTGTAAAGTTGCAAATTTAGGAACGTTAAACTCTTTTTTCCATTCCTCTAAAGTTACTCCTGAATCTGCGATATCGTCTATGATTAACATTTCAGGGTAGTGATTACTAGGCCAACGGGTGTATTCAATATCAAATCTATGAGAAAATAATATAGCTAAAATACTTCCTCCTCTTGGTATACCTGTTACTGAACTTACTTTTCCTTTTACTTGGTCATATAAATTATCCAGTAATTTATTTATATCGTCCCAATCGTAATAAACTCTTTTTACTCCCATGTATGATTCATTTCCCAGTTACCAGTAGAATAATCTGCAATATTCTCTGTTCCTACAGTTTTTAATTTTTCCTTCAAATAATCCCATTGAGCTGGGGTAATATTATAGTGGTGTACTCCGGAAACAAATCCTCTTAGCCAATCTATAAATTCTTTTTCTTTCATATTTTAAAATTCTTGTTTTAATTGTTCAACCCAACTTACTAATCTATCTTGAGTTAATTCGTCTTGGTTATCTTCATCTATACAAAGACCGTAAAAAGTTTCTTCGTCTACTAATGATTTTGGAGTTGTATCAAAATCGTAGGTTATATCTTTTTTAGTATACCCAATAACTTTACCTCCATTTTCTAATATGACTTCAGCTAATATTCCTATACCGTCGCAAAACCACTCTTCATACCCTAATTGATCACCAAGACCAAATATAGCTACTGATTTATCTGTAAAATCTATTTCTTTAAACTTATCAAAATAATCTTCCCAATCACTTTGTAATTCACCATCGTACCAGGTTGGAATTCCTAATATAAACTTATCGTTATCCCAATGGCTATCCTCTAATTCATCTACAGTAATAATTTCTATATCATGTTTTGATAATAAAGATGCTAAAAGCCCTGTAACTAGTTCTGTATTCCCGGTATCTGAACCGTATATTAGTTTTATTTTCATTATACTTCTCGTTGGTCTTCAAATGCAATAATATGCGGTCTCCAAGTCATTCTATATCCATTATCTCTGACCCAATCAAAAAGTATAGGGTAAGATTTAAATAATGCCTCTCTAGAATCCCCAGCCGGCATAAACCATACTTTTTCACGTTTTACACCTAACTGATTTATGCAATCCATAATTTCTGCTAAAGCACCTTCATCTTTTCCGTCCCATACTGGTTTAATATGATAATCCGAATGATACGCTATTGATTGTTTTATTGCATCATAGTTAAGTCTAAACCTATTATGAGTTTTAATCATTTTCTCATCTGTTTCCTTACCTTGAGGAGTTAAGACCCCTACAACTGGGACAGAATTAGAAAACTTAGGACTAATAGATAACAAATTAATAGGGTAATCTGTGGGTAAGAAGTGACTACCTTCAGTTTCGATAGTAATAAAGATATTATTTTCATGTGCAAAGTGTGTTAATTCATTTACTAAAGCTGGATGCATAGTAGGAGACCCTCCTGTTAGCATCATTTCTGATATATGAGGATTTTTCTCATACATTTCCTTAATGTTATTAAAAGTAAATTTACCTTTCTCAGCATGAATACTAGTATACCAGGAATCACACCAACCACCTTCACCGAAATAACATCTATGTGTACATCCTGTAGTTCTTACTACAACTGTTGGATATCCTGCTCTACTACCTTCTGATTGTACTGCAGTATAAATTTCTACGATAGGTAATCTCTTATCGTAATCTTTAATTCGTTTTAATTGCTTATGCGACATAAATTGCGTTATTTTTATTATGTTCTCTGAATTCTACTTTTGTTATTGAAACTCTTCCTTCTGTTTCTTCAACTATAAAAGGATTCACTTTATCATGTATAAACTTTGCAAACCTTTCTGCTCCAGTAGCCGGTACTACTCTTACTTGAGCAACTCCTGCTTCTTGCATCTTTACAAAAGATGCTAAGTAAGGATCATCTTCCGCTACTACAAAGGTATGGTCAAACATATAATCAAACCATGCTTTCGGTGTCATACCGTCTATCTTCCCCTTAGCTCTTTTCATACCGCCAAAGTCCCATACCCAGTTTCTTTCATCTAACTCTCCTTCAAAATACAGTTTAAACGAAACACCATATCCATGTAGAAATCTACAATGTGTTGTTTCTGCTTTCCATTGACGAAAAACTGTACTAAAGCCGTCAAAAACTTTTGTTGATTGAAATTTTCCCATAATAATTTTAAACTAGTTCTTCCCCAATACCAACTACTTCTGCTAATATAAGCAAAATTGCAGCAATATCAATACTCCACCATAATGCAGCGTACCCTAATATACGGATACCTGATTTAATGAAGCTTATTTGCTGGTGTAATTTAGGATCAGGAATTTTGTGATTATTAACCTTTATTTTACCAGATGCATTAATCTTAATGTCGTCTGTTTTAACTGAACGTAAATCTCTATCGTAGAGTTCGTTTAGTATTTCTTTTTCTGTAGTATTGTTAATCATTCGTATGTTTTTATAGTGGTGCTACGACACTGTTCATATAAATATAATATAATATAAGAATAAATCTTATAAGATGCAACTTTTTTCATGACCAATTACAGTACTTGTATCAGCCATAACTGTATACCCTGCTTCTCTAATTCGTTGACAAAATGCTACATCTTCAGAGCTAAATTCTTTCATTCCTTTTCCTACATTTATCCAAACTGGAGCAAACCAAGGGTACTTAATATTTTCTATTACTCCTTTTTTTATTAACATCCATCCCATACCTGAATATTCTACAGGTATAACACTTGCTCTAATATCTGTTACTCTTCTTTCAGTTAAAAATTGAAATTGACCATTTTTTTTATAATAATCTTCATCCCAATTTTCGACTGTAGCATAAGTTTCTCTATCTGCAGTTTTATAAATACCGCAAGCAACGGGAGTATTTAGTTCAATTAAATTTTCCAAATGTCTAGGACTGAATACCATATCAGAGTCTATCCACATAATATAATCGTACTTTATAGTACCGTTAAAAGGAATCTGATATTCACCTCGTTCTACTGATGCTCCTAAGCATCTCGATCTAACATAGTATACGTTAGAATCATATGCAAAAGAAGTTAACGGGTTAATGTTATTTCTACCACACCAAATTAGTAGTTCAGTCCAAGACTGTAAAAAATTATTTGAAAATCTATTCCCAGGTAAGCAAAATACAATAGTAGTTTGATTAGCAAATATTTCTTTTTTGCTTGGAGGTAATAATCTTCTATTTCTTCTTTTTCTCATAACTTAAATTGTGGAGAATATCGGAGTCGAACCGATGACCTCTACGGTGCAAGCGTAGCGCTCTAGCCAGCTGAGCTAATTCCCCGACCTTACTATGCTGCGTGTTCAGCTAGTAACTTCTCTACGTGTGCTTTTGCAACTTCATAATCAACTGGTCCAGTCTCGTCCTCATATTGAACGGGATCTTTTCTACCAAGATCAATAAAAGCCTCAATCCTCTCCACACTAGAAGCAGACTTATAATCAGAATTTCCAGAAGGATATGGCTTATAAGAAGTGTTTGTTCTCTTATATACTTCATTAAAATCAATACCCAATTCTTCAACCAAAACTTCTCCATCTTTTAAGATTCCTAATTTATCAGTATCTAAATAAGGAGTAAAGTATCCTACTTTATCTGCCTCCCAATTACCTATTCTAAAAGCTGCATCATCTGCATCTCTAAATTCTTGTCTACAGTCTGGGTAGATAGCATGATCTCCTGCATGAATACCTAATGCTATATCAGTATCATTTCCATTAGCATTAGCGGCTGATAATGCAACTGCTTGAACTAAAGAAGCAAATATTTTATTCCTATTAGGTACTACCGTGGCTTTCATATTATCTTCTTCATAATGACCTTCCGGTACATCTTCTCCTCCTTCAACAAGATTAGAATTAAGTAAGTTAACTAGCCCATCTAATTTAATAACTTGATAATTAACTCTACAACCACCAAAGCAGTTTTCATCTGTACATTTTTCATTAATATAATCTACTAATGATTGAGCTCTTTCAAGTTCAACTCTATGTTTTTGACCGTAATCAAAAGATATAGCTGTAACGCTATCATACTCAGAAAGACATCTGAGTAATAAAGTAGAGGAGTCCATCCCTCCTGATAAGGACACTACGACATTTTTTGCCATGTTAAATATAATTAAAAAATTTGCCAGGTATTATTAAGCGTATAGGCAAACGCTAAAGACTAACAGCATTAGTCATTTCTTTACTAATACTTTTATAAGTATCTACATACTCTTTTATAGTATCATAACTTTTCCTCATATTCAGCTTTTCTTCTGCAACTGTTTTTAATGCATAAGCAAAATTAGCTGGATAACAAATAGTTTTAATGTAAGGAGTATCGTTTTCTCCTTTAATAACTCTTTCATATACTGTAAATCCACCTGTAGTAGACTTACTAATGAAAAACGGTTCCATACTAGGATCTTCTATAATAGTATCGTTAGCTGGAATTGAATCTGGTTTTCGTAACATTTATTTATAACTTTAGTTAGTAATTAATTCTTTTAATTCTGATTCGGTAAGAATTCCTATTTTTTTAGTTTCTTCTTCCTCTTTTAATATAACCGTATAGGGTATAGATCTAATTTTATATTGTGCTGCTAATCCTGTAGTATCTTTATCTACATTTACATTAACAAAATCTACTCCTTCAGTTATTTCTTTTTTTACCTTATTCCAAACTTTATCGTAAGTCTTACAAGGTCCGCACCAATCTGCGTAAAATTTTATTGCCTTTACCATAATATAATATAATGAAAATTATTTTAAAAATCAACTTTATTTAACAGTATTTCCGTCAACTGCTATCTCATGCCATTTTACTCTACCCTCTTCAATTGCTTTCTTAATATTTTTTTGCTTAGACATTAAGAACGAAGAACCACTTTTTACTTCTATAATATGAACTGCGCATTTGGTCTTACTTCCTGTATCCGTAAAAGCTACGTAATCTATTGGCATTCCTAAAAATGTACAGTCCTCAACAGGTACTGGGAAGTCACTCATAAAGGGAACAAAGTGTTCTATCGTTTTACCCCATTGAACTGCTCCAGATCTTTTCTTCGCTGTGGCTTTTATAATTCCTCTTTCAACTTCAAATGTATCTTTTAACTTTTTTATTTTACGAGTATAGAAAAAGACTACTCCTATTAGGGCTACCCCTAAAAATAACGACATTACCATATTTTACTTTTTAACCATCACAGCTAAGACAGTCAGTAGACGTTCTACTTCCTATATCACCGTTTATTACTGAATCTGTTCTTAAATAATATAAAGTCTTAATTCCTAACCTCCATGCTGTCATATGTACTTCGTTAATAAACTTCGGACTATCAGTTGGATCAAAAGCAAGGTTTAAAGATTGTGTTTGATCTATATATTTTTGTCTAGCTGCTGCTTGTTCAACAAGTTGTAGCTGGTTAATTTCTGCAAATGTTAAGAAAATAGGTTTATCCTCTGCAGGCATGATATCCTCTGGAAGATTAGCTATAGAGCCTCTATCTTTCATAATTTGATCCCATACTTCTTCTGTGTTTGCTCCTTTATCTTCTAAGTACGTTTCTAAAGCACCATTTTTACGTATAAACGTACCTTTTGCTGAGTTAAAAGTATATACGTTAGCTGGTATAGGTTCAATACCGGCAGAAACGCCGCCTGCTATTGTACTATTAGATACTGTTGGTGCGATAGCCATAACATGAGTATTTCTCATTCCAGTTCCTCTGCACCATACCGGTTCTCCATATTCATCAGCAAGTTTTCTTGACGCTGCTTCTGCTTGATTTTTAATTTGTGAAAATATCTGGTGAGTAAGAGATGTAGCAGCAACGGATGCGAAAGGTATTCTCTCATTTTGTAAAAATGTATGCCACCCTAATACCCCTAGTCCTATAGCTCTACCTTTTTTAGCACTTCTATGAGCTCTTACTAAAGATTCTCTTCCGGAAGTCTTACCTAAAAATTCTTCTAATACACCGTCTAAAAAGTAAATAGCAGTTTCAATTAAATCAGTATTTTTCCATTCATTCCATTTAGTTAAGTTAACTGATGATAAGCAGCAAATAAATGAATGTTCTTCATCTGTATGTAAAGTAATCTCTGAACATATATTAGTCATAGAAACATCGAGATTATTTTTTTTGTAAGCAGGTGGATTAGCATTATTAACGTTATCGTCATACATAATGTAAGGTTCTCCAGTTTCTACTCTTGATTTAAGTATTTTAACCCATAATTCCATTGCCTCAGCGTCTCTATGCTCTAATCTTTGCATAAAGGCATCATCCACTATGACACATTGATGTAAGTTTAGACACTGTCTATTAGGGTCCCCCTTTGGTCTTCTAATATTAAGGTATTCATGTATATCTGGGTGATTAATATGTAGATTAACTGATGCTGCTCCTCTTCTAACTGCTCCTTGGTTAGTTGCTATAATGGTAGAATCATAAATCTTAGCCCAAGGAACTACTCCTTCTGACTGACCCATATTTCCATTACCTATTTTTTGACCTCTGCCTCTAATTTTAGATAAACCTATACCTACTCCACCACCAAGAGAGGTAAGTCTCATTAACTCAGCGTTAGTAAGACCTATTCCTCTTATTGAATCTGGTGTATCTATACCGAAACAAGATATAGGTAATCCTCTATCTGTGCCTGTGTTCGATAAGACAGGGGAGGCTAAGTTCAACCAACCTTTCCACATATAACGAAAGAATTTATTCGCTAAATCAGGTCGATCTAATCTTGCTGCTATTCTATGAGCAACTCTTTTATATGCTAATTTAGGAGTTTCATTTTGTAGCAAATATCCTTTTGAAATTGTTGCTAATGATATTTCGTTCATCCATTCTGGATAATCCTTACCTTTCTCCCAGTGGGAGTACTCTACTTGTAGACTCATAAATTATTTTATTAAAACATTGCGTTTGCGTCCCACTCCATATGCCCTTTTGCATAGTTTGTAACTCTATTTGCAAAAAAATCAGTTTGCTGTTTACCGGCAATAACTGCATCAAACCATTTCATAGTTTTTAAAGCACCTTTATCTATATCTTCAGCTGGGATTATAGGTTTTAATCCTAGATCAGCCATTTTTGTATTAATTCTATGTTTAATAAAATTTTTCAATTCTTCTTTACTTAGATTCTCTAAATCTCCTAATTCAAATACTTTATCAATAAAATCAAATTCTAATTTAGAAGCTAGTAGTGCTGCTTCTTCAATTTCTTTTACTAACTTATCAGTTTTAAATTCTGGATGTTCTTTCATAAGAGTTCTAAATAACCAACATCCTGCTTCAGAATGTAAAGATTCGTCTCTTACTGACCATTCTACTATTTGACCTACTCCTTTTAATTTATTTCTCATCTTGAACGATAAGAGTACTGCAAAAGATGAAAAAAGGTTAACCCCTTCTGTAAACGCAGAAAAAATTGCTAATGATTTAGCTCTTTCGTGCCAATTAGCAGAACCGTCGTGATTATCTCTCACTTGCATTAACGATTCTATCTTAGCCATTGTAGTTTCATCTTCTAAAAATTCTGCAAAATCGTCTAATCCTAATTGCTCATTTAATAAAGAATATGCTTCAGCATGAATTGTCTCACTAGATCCTAAAGTTGTACCCATCATAATAACTTCTGGTTTCCTGAACCATTTAGTTACTAACGTAGACCAGTAATCGTTAACTATTGTTTCTGTTTGTGCAAATCCTTTTAAAATTTGACCAACTACGTTCTTTTCATGATCTTTAAGATTCGATTTCCAATCAGTTACATCTTGGGACATCGGTACTTCAGTATGTAACCAATGTGCTTGTTGTTGTTTTAACCAGTAATCAAATGCTTTGGGGTATTCGAATGGTTTGTAGACCACTCTTTCATCTAGTAAACTCATATATCTTTATATATTATTTAATTATTGAGACAATAAATCCTCAAAAGATCATTACCTGTCTCTTGAGGATACTTTAATAAATATCAGCGTTAACTGTTATCTAATCGTTCCACGCTAAAAAATTTCTTCGCTAAGGCATGATGAGTAGAAGTTACACCGTTTTCGTTAGGAGAATCATAGCTATCTAAGTCAGCTTTCCCTTGAAATTCAATATGACCATTATTAGTATCCATCTTAACATCGTATGTCATACCATCTTGACCGTATCTATTTTTCATAACGTGTACTCTTCCTGTACCAAGTACCTTATCTTCTTTTTGTCGTGATAATGATAAACAAATATCTGCTACCATCATTTTGTCGTAAGAGCCAGCTGCTTTATCTCCTTCTATAACTGAATCTTTAGCACCCATTCTATTAACCTGAGAAGGAGTAAGAATAGGAATTTTCATATCTTTTGCTAATCCTTTAGTTGCTATAAATACATCATCGATTTCATCTTTTCTTTCAAAAGATTTACCTCTTGATGGAGCTCTTAAATAATCAACATAATCTATAATAACTAAGTCAGGTTTATGATTCATATCTATACATTTCTGGATATGAGATTTAATAGTGCTAACTGATGCTGATTTAGGAGCATACTCTTTTACTATTAACCTTCCTTTTAAGTTATCTACATATTTTTGAACGTCTTTTCTGTGTTTATTAACCTCATCAATAGAGTATCCTGTAAAATAGCAGTCAAATCTCTTACCAACGTAGTCTTCCCCAAGTTCCAAAGTGTAAAAATTAACTTTATGACCAAGCATAACAGCATGAGCAGCAATAGCAACCATAGTCCATGACTTACCGCCACCAGGGTTACCAAACACAATAGCTAAATCCCCAGGCCCAAATCCTCCTTGAATACCGTCATTAAGAACAGGCCAAGGGCTAGGAATAGTAGGGCGATAGTCAACTCTATAACGCGACTCAACATCTTTATTATACTCATGACCTATATTTTTATCCATTCCAGCTTTCATAGCTTTCTCGACTAGATTTCTAATACCGTCAAAATCTCCTTGTTTAAGTAAATCAGCAGAATCTAATATAGCTGATTTCATTTCTTGATTTTTACAGAAGTTTGTAAATTCTTCTTGAACATACTCCAAATCATCTTGAGTAGCTTGATAACTATTTCTTAACTCTTCTTTTAAAGCAACTTGAAGTACCTCATTTTCTACTTTTTGGAGTTCTACCTTTAGAACATCCATAGTTACAGTAGTGTGGTACTTATCAAAATAGCTAACTATTTGATTAACGATCCATTTATGAGAATCTGCATCGAAATAATTATCAGTTAAAACGTCTCTAACGTTTAATAAAAACTTTTTATCTGTCAGAAGTGAACCTAGCACCTTTAACTGAAACCCCTTACCGTACTGTTGTAAACTCTTTAATGTCATTATAACCTATTTTTTAAAAACCGTTAACCCCCTAAAATTTTCTAACCAACCCTCTGTATTTTTTGTTACACCTTCTATTTTATCTTGTTCTAATAACCTTAAGAAGGCACCCGAATGTAAATCAGGTATTGGGCTCTTTATTACATCTAATATATGATTTTTTTCGCTATTATCCAACACAGACTCATGTAAATTCATCAATTCGTAATTTTTAATTACTCTATCCCATTCATGAATAATTTTAGGAAATATTTTCTTGCATTTCTTTTCATTTAATTTAGACTCACAAATATCAAAAACATAATCTAAAGTTAGACCAGGATCTTTAGTTAGTTTAGGAAATTCTGAAACTACAGTTTTAATTCCTAAGCCTTTCACTCCTGGTAAGTTATCAGAATTATCTCCTAAAAGTGCTTTTACTGTATTATAATTTTCCGGTAAAACTTTTAGTTCTTCGAAGATATTTTCAGTAGTAAAAGTTTTTTTCTTAACTGGTGCATATACCTCTATTGTATCATCTACTAACTGTAAGAAGTCTTTATCTGATGATACTATTGTTACTTTTTTATTACTACCAGAAGCTTGTTTAGCTAAATATGCTATTATATCATCTGCTTCAAGTTTATCTAATCCGATTTGTTGTATTGGTAAGCACTCAATATAGTCCTGAGTTCTATATAACTGTCCTATTAAAGCTTCTTGTTCTTGTTCTCTTGTATCATACAGTCCCCAGTGTGTTATTCTAGCAGTTGCTCTTTGAGCTTTATAATTAGGATCTATATTTTTCCTATTAGCAGAACCTCCTTTGCCATCCCACACTACTACAACTCTAGTAGGGTCAAATATACGGGTAACGTACCCTAAAGAGCGAAGAAATCCCACCAGACCTCCGATATGCGTGCCTGATGGGTTCATCGCCTTGAGTAATGAAAAACTACGAATTAACATATTCATAGCATCTATGACCAAGATATGATCATTCAACTCACGGGGTGGGGTTTCTTTTAAGTTATTTAGTATATTTTCGTATGCCATTAATCTAATAAATTAGGAGATATTGGTGTTTCTTCTAAATCTCCTTCTTCGATTAGATCAAAGTCTACAGAACCAACTAATTTCAACCAGTGTTCTTTATGAGCATCTCTGTACTTATCTATAGCTTTCTTATCGTCCGCTATAAAACCATGTTGCGTCATAACTATTCTACCTCTAGACTGCACTCCTCCAATATGGTTCTTCTCTACCTGTACGTTTGTACGTTTAGCGAATTCTACTTGAAGACCATTTTTAATAGCTTTAATCTTAGACGTACCTGGATTAGTAATATTACCAAAAGTAACAACTAACGTAGCATCGTACCACATAGACATACCTCCTTTATTTTGTAATTTAGGTTGTCCCATAGGATGCTCTGGTTTCATAGTCCATACTTTATTAATTGCTACTAAAGTATTTGTATAAGGAGAGTTTTGCTTTCTAGATAATAGTATCTTCTGATTTAAATTATTACCAAATTGAGTAGACATAGCTCCTGCATTCCATTCATTATTATTCTTATTAGAACGTACTGATAAATCACAAGGAACTGATCCGATACTATCCCAGAAGAAGCACATATCAAAGGGTAGGTTACCTTTTGCTTGCTCGTCCATAAGGTCAGCAATATAAACTGCTACATCCTCAATAGTATTTAAAGAACTTCTATCTGCATATAGAAAATGTCCTTCGTAATCTACGATATTACCATCTGCATCTTTAATCTCTTCAATTTGTAATCCCATCTCTTTAGCGTGATCCCAAGACCATTTCATCTCAGTGATTATAAAAACCGGGAGAATGCCCATTTTTTGAGCACTCACCGCAGCTTCTACTAGGGCAGTTGTTTTGCCTGTATCACTATGTCCACGTAATAGAGTGATATGTCCGGTAGGTAAACCGGGTAAGGAAGTTATATCTTGAAAAGCTTTAGATAATGGTATCCATCCTTGCTCTTTAAACTTTACAGAAGAATTAGAATATCCTTTCTTCTTTTTAAAATTTCCTAAATTGAACGACTTACGTACTGCTTCGGTCGCTCTTGCTTTTGTTTCTGCTTTTTTCTTTGCCATTACTCATTAAATAAATCATCAAACTTACTAACTGTATCTTTATTGCCAGCAGTAGCTGTTTCTAAAGTAAAGTCAGTCTTTTGAGGACTTGAGCTTTCTGGCGGTGTTTCAGAACCTGCTGTAGGAGTATTCTCTTCAGCTGAACCTGGGTTTAAATAATTTTGAAGTTGTTTCTTAACGAAATCATAATCATACTGAGTATGAACTTCTACTGGGTTAGGTTGAGTTTTTAACCAAGAATCTACTAAAGTATTATTATCTGATAAAGCAGTTTGCTTAGGTTTAATTCTTACAGTAGTTTCTGGATAAGGATTACCTTGTCTTTGTTCTACTACCATATCCCATCCGTTTATTACGTCGGTAAAATCACCTACATCTTCATCTTCTGCTAAAGCAAGTAAAGCTTTGTAAATAGTAATACCAAATCCCCATAGCCGTACTCCTTTGTCCTCCTCTCCTCTAACGATTACTGGAGCAAAGATTCTTGTCTTTGGGCTAATTTTGCCAGATAAAGACCAGTTATCTTTATCATTCGTTTTTCTTAGTTCTTTTACAAACTCTTCTATCGGGTCTTGCTTCCCAAAATTTGATAAAGCTACCATTGGATATTTTCCTATACCGTAATGAAACTTTAACTCTTTAAAAGGAAATGTAGGATCGTAGGCAGAAGGAACTATCCTTACTGTCTGTTTTCCTAATTCAGGTTTCCAAAAAATCTTGGAATAGTCAGTCTTTTCTCTATCCTGACCGTTGTTGTTTAAGGCATCTAACTTAGCCTTGATTGCATTAATGTCCATATAACTAATTTTAATTTATAACTTATTATACCAATATAAGAACTTATTTTTAGTTCTCCAACTCTATTATCTTATAAAGTTTAGTATTTACTCTTTTTAACTCAGGACCTTTGGTTAAAAGTACGCAGTTTCTATAATCCGCCCAATTAATTCTATAAGAAGTATCTAATTGACCGCCATTTAATTGCTTTATTAAAGTATTTAAAGCATTAATAGTATAGAGAGTATTAGTTTCTTTCTTTCTATGCACTAATATAGTGTTGTCCAGAAAAGCAGATACATTTCCAAAATCTACATTATAAGTACAAATGTATTCATCCTGGCTTTTAGAATAAAGTACAAATATCTTATTGTAAATTATTTTGTATCTTTCCTGTATAGAAGACAGCACATCTTCTAATCCCTCTTGGGTAGAAAACGTACAAAACAGTTTATTACTCATATCATCGTTATAAAGTACTTGGTCAAAATCATATTCAACCGAAAAATCTGTAACTAATTGCATTTATTATAAATATGAAACTGTTCTACAAAACTAAATTTTTACTAAACTTAAACTTAATTGGGTATTTCCCATCTTTTTCTAAGATTTTCTGTATACCTTCTAAAGTTTCCTTACCATCGTCTTTATCGAAATCGAAAAGTATGGCATCGTATGTGTACACCGCTATTTTAGTCTTTTTATTTTTTAAGTAGCGAAGTACTTCTTTTAATATAAGAATATTATTTGAAGTTTCCAACGATTGCATCATATAATTCATTAACTTTGCTGGATGCATCTCTTTCAACTCCTTTGTAAAATGTTTACCTGACTGTGGATTCCATACATACCCTGTTTCTGAGAATGAAGACCACATAGTATCTATATATTCTTGTATTTCTTTAAATATTTTTAAATCTTTATGCTCTTCAGGTATTTTACCGTAAATTGCTTGGAAATTAATCTGTTTAGCTTTACTATACTCCTCATCTGTAATTTCGTCTTTACCGAAATATAGTTTAGCCAGTTGTTTATGAGCGGATTCTTTTGTTAAGGGGTAATCTAACTGCTCTGCTAGCAATCTTAAATGATATCCGTCAAAATCAAACTCTACAAAGTAATCATTTTGAGGACGAAAAGACTTTCTATGCCTTTCAGTATGAGGGATTGCAGCAAAATTAATACTATTAAAAGAGTTGGTAGGTCTAGATGTAGAATTATATAAATTATATGATGTTAGTACTACATTATCTTTAATATTATATACAGGATCTCTAGGAGAGAATGCTTCTACGAAAGGATCATAATAAATACCTATACCGTGTTGTTCTAATAAATAGAATACGTTAGTTCCGATGTTATTATAAAATTCAAATCCATCTGGTATTTCATAATTTATATATTCTTTTATTTTAGCATAAAAGTCTTCGCAAGATTCGTATAATTTACTTATAGGAATAAGTTTATTAACAAAAGGTTTGTTTCTGAATTTATTATAAAAGTAATTAATAGTAGGATTACTTCGTTCGATATCTAATCTATCAAATTTAGTCATACTATGTAGTAATGAAATATCTATTGCTGCCTGTAAATTAAAGTGGTATAAGAGCTTCTTTTTGTCTAATGTATATAGTTTACTAGCTTTATTTAAAATAGAGCAGATACGTTCCTTATCTACATTAAGACCTTCATCATGATCAATAGGAATGATGTAACCATGATCTGATTTTAGTAGTCTTATATATACTGCTATTGGTGAGGTTAGTTTAGGATGGTATAAGTCGTGAGTGGTAATTACATCCACATAACATCCTAATCTTACTAGATTTTCAAGATTAACTAACTTAGATTCTTCTTCTACTATATAAAACACTTACAAAACCTTTTTATATAATATAATAAAAAAAAGATTAATTACCAACTAATAGTAATTATTTTGAGATAAAGTATTATTATTATTACCTCCTCCTAAATTTATTTGTTCTTGATTTTCAGTTATTTCATCATAAATTCCAGAATTCAGGCCTCCTCCGCCACCGCCACCTCCTCCTCCTCCGGAGCTGGTGCTTGTAGATGTTTGTTGTGTTGGTCTAGGTACTCTAGGCTTTTTTCCAAATCTTCGAATTTTAGGTTTCTTAATAAATCTAGGTTTTTCATGAACCCATTTTAGCTTCATATAACGGCTATGTTCTTTTTCGTTCTGAACTAGAGCTTCTTCTCCAGTTTTTGGATCGTACATATAATGAGGGTAAACTAATTTTGGTGGAGTTCTTAACGTAGATTGTTGTAGAATTATTCTTCTCTTTTCTTCTTTAGGAAGTTCTTCAAACTTATAACCTTTAACATCAGACTCTACATTAACAAATTTATCATATTGCACTATAAACTTATCTAAATTTTTAAGAATTAAAGAAGCTTTTAAAGTATTTTCTTTATTTCTTGTTATAGCTCCTTTAAACAAATACCCTTGATTAAAGATATCCTTTACAGGTTTAGTTAATATCCACTTAACAGTTGTCTGTATTAAAGTCTTTTCAGTGCTTTTTTCGTTATAAGTATCTTTTTTAACTTCAACTATTTTTCCATTTCTAAGATCTTTAATAAAATACCTTATAAAAAAACCTTTATCATAATCTTCTGGTTCTGGAAATGTTTGTTCAGTGGCAAGTTTATTTTCCAGTAAGTCGGGATTCAAGTGAGGTTCAGAGTCATCTCTAAAAATTTGTACTGAATTTTTAGTTGGGATGGCTCCTGTAAATGTTTCACCGTTGTAAAGTTCATGATAGGAACCTTCATAAGGTTCTCCATTTGCCAAAAGAAATTCACCTCCTCTAGCGAAAAGACCTTTTAAGTATTTAAATGCTGGTAGCCAAGCCATTCTCTTTTTATTATAATTAGCTTTTTAATTTATTTTGCTCCATACGGTCTTCCTGCTAAACGGGAGCTAGATGATGCTGCGCCAGTTTTTTCGCTTAGTCCTGGATCCCATGCTTGGAAATGCATATAATCGTAATTCATTGCCCTACCTAAACTAAACCATCCGTTACTTTCAAATATGTCTACCATATCTTTGTATTCTGCTTGAGAAAATGCTGCTTCTGGTGCTGGGGTTCTTAGCTTATTCTTACCGTAGTACAAGTCAATAGCTATACCCCAGGAGTGCATACTATAGGTAGTACCGCCTCTTTTAACTCTTTTATTATAGAGACCACTGTATAGGTTCATTTTTAACTCTTTTATTTTTGCTTCACCGTACCTAGCAACTATCTGTTTGAAGGCATTAATTAAGTTTTGTGCAACATCTCTATGTACTCCTTTGATGAGTTTTTGAGGTTTACCGTCATAAGTTAAAGGCATACCGGTTGCTTCAACATCTATAGTAGCAAAGTTACCCCTATCCCCCGGTTGACCGTACCTGCTTACTACAGCTTGCTGTCTTTTTGTTGCGTCTAAGAGTTTTTTAGCTTGTACTGCCCTTTTCTTTTTCTGTTTTGCTATTTTTTCCTGTGCTGCTAAAAACGCCGGATCTGGTTCTTC